ATGTCAGAACAACATCTAATCGAGCAATTGCGATTGTTTGACCTGGGGTTAAACCTCACGGTCATTCGTGAGGAAGGTAGGAAATTAGCGGCGTTGGATTGTGCAGCGCTTACCCAACAGGCGTACGGCTGGGGGTGGAACGTTTTCACACGTTGGTGTGAACGGGCGGGCGCGACACCATTTCCGGCTGATGCTGGAATTGTTGAAGATTTCATCACCTGGGCAGCGGTTGTACGGGATGACGGGACGCCTTACCGGCCAATGACGATTCGCGTATTTTTGGCCGCCATCGCAAAACGCCACAAGATGCAGGGTTTTGAATCGCCGATCTCGCGCCGCGCGCTGCTGCTGGTGAGCAATGCAGGGCGTAATCCAGCTTCGGAATCCAAGCGTAAGGAAGCGATAACGCCGGAATTGGTGATAAAGCTTTGCAAGGCCTTGGCTGGCGATCAAGTGATTTCGATTCGAAATCGCAGCATGATTGCCTTGTGCTTTGCCGGTGGTTTTCGGAGGAGTGAATTGCTGCAGCTCGAATTGCGTGACGTTAGTGTGCGCGGTAACGAATTGGCGATCTTTCTTCGTAAATCGAAAACCGATCAAAAATTTGTGGGTCGGACGGTGATTGTGCAGGCGACGCGGAATAGAATAGCGTGTCCGCTGCACCAGCTAGAGCGTTGGCTAGAAGTGCGCGGCGATTGGCCGGGGCCATTGTTTTGCGCCGCGCGAAACAATGCATTGCAAAGACGGTTCATCGGCGGGCAGGCACTGTGTGCGGCGGTTAAAGAAGGGCTGCGGCGGTTGGGCATCAAATCGGAGCCCTACGGTGCGCACAGTCTGCGGTCGGGGTTTGTGACGGCAGCAGCTGAAAACGGCGCAAGCGAACTGGTGATTCGGGCGCGAACTGGACATCGGCAGATTGGCGCGCTAGCGTACTATGTGCGTGACCGTCAAGGCCTGCGGATTAACCCGTTGAAGGGCGTGCTGTAGGCTGACACGGTGCCATTCCGATGGCGCGTCAATTGCGGTTTCGTTTTCCTGCATCCGAGCTCGTGACTGATGCGCCATTGTGGGCAATCTGTGCGTGTCCGGGATCCACACCATTCGCGCTGGTGCAGTTTGACGCTGAAACTCGTCTGAATAGGCGCGCCGGGATTTACTACACACGCACAATCGACGCGGCGCGCGCGGCGCTGCCGCCTGGCCTGCTGTGCATCCCAGTCGCAGACGGTAAAACCCAGCTGGTCGGTCGGCTGCCTGCGCCACTGACGGCAGTGCTAGAAGTCTGGTTTTAAAGCCGTCGGCGGTTTTTTCTTGAAGGCTTTGCGGTATTCGGCCAGCAGCTGCCGCGCCTGCTGTTTGAGCCCTGCGATTTCCTGCCTGATTTCCTGGCAGCGCCTGCGATACCAGGCCTGTTCGGTCGGTTTGTAGTGCGGGTCGCGGGCGCGCTGGGTGTAGCGAATTAGCAGTTCCTGCCGCATTCGAATGCGATTGTCGAATCCCTTCAGTTTGCGTTTCGGGAAATGTGGGGGCGTGTTCTGGGGGGTGTTTTTGGCGGTCGAATCTTTTTGGGGCATCGGTAATAAAACGTGCGGCCAGGCGCAGACCTGCGCAGTGATTGGACAGCCAGGCGCGCGCGTTGTAGATAGTACTAATATCCACAGTGTTGATAGCAGGTAATTATCTCTACAGTTAGAAACACACAGGCGCGGATAGAGTGCCCAGTGTGTCGGCTGTGAATTCTGTGTTGTGAAATCAGGCCAGGCGGGCGCAGTCGGCAGTGTGCGGCGTCGGCATGATGCGGCTAGCATAGCAGCATGGTCGATGTGCGGCGCAATTGCGCGCGGCCTTACTGCAGCAGCTGGGCGACGGTCGGCGCGTGGTGTGCCGAACACGCGCCAGCGCCGAAGGCCAGGCCGCCCCGCAGGCAATTGGGTTACGACGAACACTGGTACAGGTTTCGCGCTGTTTATCTGAGGCAGCATCCGACCTGCGTGCTGTGTGCGAAGTCTGGGCGGGTTATTCCTGCCACGGAAATTCACCATAAAACCGCGCTGCGGGTCGCGCCTGAACTGAAGTACGACGACGCGAATTTAGAGGCGCTGTGTAAATCGTGTCATTCGCGCATAACTGCGCGTCGGTGAGAAAATTGCGAAATTTTGCTGCGTAACTATGGGCTGATTTGTGACGCCGCGGGGCGCGGCCTGCCGTCGAGTCAGCGCAGGCGGGCAGTTGCTGGGCCTGGGGCCGCCGACCGCCTGGGGGGCGTCGGCATCGGCGCGGCAGTGGGTCCGAAGCGTGCACCGCCTAACGAATGACTCATGCAGTGTTGACCGACCAGTCACCCGTTATTCTGCGTGTTTTGCTAACGTTTTACGGCCTAAAACTGCGGCCCTAACGGCGAACGCGGCACCGTTGGAGTGTTTGGGGTGCGGGGTAAATACCTGGCCTGTTTGTCGCAAATCTTTACGAACCCGTGGCGTAGTGGTGAAAATTTTTTTATTCACAGCTATTGAAACTGAAATTTAGGTGCTGTTATCATCGAACCCGAAACGATTTCTAATTGTCGTAAACCCGTGGTTCGGGGTACTGGGGGTTATCGACAAATAGCTGGGTGTTTAGCCAGACGTGTCGAATCCAGTACCGACGCAGGTAAAAATCATTCGCGGCACAGACCAGCCGTGCAGGCTGGTCGAACACGAACCTGACCCGCCAGGCCAGCCTGAATTAACCCCCCCCGATTGGATGAACGAAGCGCAGCGCGCCTGTTGGGTCGACACGCTGGCCGCGTGCCCGCCTGGCCTGCTGCGGCGCATCGACACGGCGGTCGTAATTCAATTCTGCGTCGCCTGCACGCTGTACGTCGAATGCGCGCAGGCTGTGGGCCGCGATGGTTACGAGGTTCGGGGGCATCGGGGCGCGCGTTTAGTGTCGCCTGCGGTTCACACGATGAACGCGCAGTCAGTCATCATGCGGCAGTGTATCGCTGAATTAGGCTTTTCGCCTGCAGCGCGAACGCGCATTAACATGCAGGCCGACGTCGGCGCGCCGACTGGCGCGAACGATAGCTGGGCGCAGCTGGCGATGAACTACTAGGCGCATGATACAGGCGACTGACTACACGGCGCGGGCGATTGAATACGCGCAGTCAGTTATCGCGGGGCGAATTGTCGCCTGCAAATTTGTCGGGCAGGCCTGCGAACGGCAGCTGCGCGACTTAGAGGCCTCTGCGGCGCTGGCTGACTATCCGTACTGGTTCGATGCAGAGGCGGCAGCGCGCCCGTGTGTGTTCATTGAAGGTTTCCAGCATGTAAAGGGGCGGTTTCGCGGAAATATTCAGCTAGAGGACTGGCAGCTGTTCGCGGTTACTACCGTGTTCGGCTGGCGTCGGCGCGACAATGGCGCGCGGCGCTATCGCCTGGTTTACATCGAAGTCGGACGAAAGAATGCGAAGTCGACATTAGCATCGGGCCTGGCGCTGTACCTGCTGGCTGCTGATGGCGAACCAGGTGCAATCGTGGTATCGGCGGCGACGACGCGCGACCAGGCGAAGCTGTGTTTTGCCGATGCGCAGCAGATGGCGCGAAACACGCCACGGTTTCGGCAGGCCTTCGGGGTGCGGGTGTTGGCTAACGCAGTCGTGCAGGATAAAAGCGGGTCGACGTTCAAACCGATTTCGAAAGAATCGAAGACACAGGACGGCCTGAACATTCACGGGTCGGTCGTCGACGAACTGCACGCGCATCCTACGCGGGCAATCTGGGATGTTTTGGAGTCTGCCACGGGTTCGCGCACGCAGTCGCTGCTATGGGCAATCACGACCGCAGGGTTTAACCAGTCGGGCATCTGTTACGAAATCCGTTCGTATCTGACGAAAGTGCTGGACGGCACGATTGACGACGATTCGATGTTCGGCCTGATTTACACGCTGGACGAAAACGACGACCCGATGAACCCTGACGTGTGGATTAAGGCGAACCCCAATTTAAACGTGTCAGTGTTCGCCGACGATATCGAACGGCAGGCTAAGAAGGCGCAGCAGACGCCTGCGGCGCTGACGAATTACCTGACGAAACGCATGTCGTGCTGGGTGAATGCAGATACTGCCTGGATCGACCCGCGCGACTGGCAGCGGGCCGCAGCGCCAGGCCTTTCGCTCGATTCGTTCGATTACGAAACGCCCTGTTATGTCGGGCTAGACCTGGCGACGAAAGACGACCTGTGTGCCGCCTGTTTTTGGTTTCCCGCTGACGAATATTGCGCGCGGCATCGGCTGTGCTTTCGTTTCTGGACGTCTGAGGGCGCGATTGCGAAAGAAGAAAATCGCAAGCTGAAAGAATTCGCCGACGCGGGCCTGATGATTGTGCATCCTGGCCGAATTGTCGATTTCGAATCGCTGGCCGACGACTTAGAGGCCTGGGCGCGTCGGCTGCAGATAGCAGAATTAGCGGTCGACCCGTGGCAGCTGCCGCCACTGCTGGCGGTATTGAATCGGCGGTCGTTTGAAGTGCCCGTAATCGAGGAACGGCAGGTCGTCGCGACGCTATCGCCCGCGATGAAAGAATGCAGCGCCCTGCTGTTAGACGGCCAGATTGAACACGATGGAAACCGCGCTATGCAGTGGCAAATCGGTAACGTCGTCTGCCACTTCGATGCGAAAGAAAATATCTATCCACGAAAGGCCGCGCGCCCGCTGAAAATCGACGGGGCTATCGCGATGTTTCTGGCCTGTGACCGCCTGCTGCGCGTGCTGGGCCTGCCAAGTGGTGCCTACACGAAACGGCAGGAAATTTTATCCGTACCGATGCCGATGCTGGGCAGCGCGCCTGCGCCCGCCAGGCCTGCGGCGCGCGACTGGTTAGAGGGTATATGAGGCCGCAGCCGACACTGTTTCAGCTGGCCGCAGCGACGCTGCGCAGATTTACGAATGCCTGGCGCGTGCCGTATCCATGGGGCGGCAGCTACTATGCTGGTAATCGGCGCATACCAGGCAGCTACTGCGTCACGCCCTACACGGCCATGTCTTACAGCGTCGTCTGGGCGTGTCAGCGCGTTATCGCTGAAACGCTGGCGATGCTGCCCTGGCGTGTGTATGAACTGCGGCCAGATGACACGATGGTTTATCGCAGCGACAATGCCGCGAACTATCTGCTGCAGCGCCGACCGAACCCAGACACGCCCGCGATGATATTTCGCGAGCACGTCGTAATGCAGATGCTGGCCTGGGGTAACGCCTATGCGCAAATCGAATGGAATAACGCGCACCAGCCTATCGCGCTGTGGCAGATACCATCTGGTCGGGTGCGGGTCGACCGTGACGACGTGGGCAATTTGATTTACATCGTGTGTGCCGACGCTCTGAATCCAGAAATGGTAATCAAGGCAGAGAATATGCTGCACTGGCGAAACGTCGGGTTCGATGGGCTGATGGGCATGTCGACGATTTCGCTGGCGTCGCAGACGATTTCCTACGGCAAAGAAATGGAATTATTCGGGGCGCGGGCGATGCAAAACGCGCCATTTCTGGGCGGCTGGTTAGAAACGCCCGACCGCATGAATGAGGAACAGGCGAAGCGATTCAAAGCTAGCTGGCGCGAAAAATACATGGGCTGGCTGAACGCGGGCGAAACGCCGATCTTAGAGGGCGGCCTGAAATTCACACAGGCGCAGCTGCCGTTGGCCGATGCGCAGTTTTTGGAGTCGCGCGTATTTCAAGCGCAGGAAATCTGCCGATGGTATCGGGTGCCGCAGCATAAGGTCGGCCTGTTAGAAGAGGCCTCCTACGCGAACATCGAACCGTTAGAAATTGATTTCGTGAATGAAACCTGCCTGCCTATGGCGACCAGGCTACAGCAGGAATTAGATTACAAGCTGTTCGAAGGCGCGGTAAAGACTTCGAAATTTTTCACGCGGCATGATTTGACGCCCGTGCTGAAAGGCGCGCTGAAAGATCGTTTCGAAGCGTACAGCGTCGCGCTGCGCTACGGCTGGTACTCGATAAACGACGTGCTGCAGGCCGAAGGTATGAATAAAATCGACGGCGGCGATTTGCGCACTGTGCAGCTGAACACTGTGCCTCTGAGTCAGTTCGAATCGCTGGCCGAAGTGAAACTGCAGCAGGCGCGGGCCGACGTTGAATACCGCGAAACGCAAACCGAACAGTTAGAGGCGGGCATTAGTGCCGCCGATGCCGCCGACGACGGCAGTGCTGACGGCAGCGCCGATTCGGTCGACGGTGACGGTAGCGACGACGGCCAGAATGAATTCGAACCGACGCAGGCGGCGAACCCGCCAGGCGATGAACTGAAACAGGCGACGCAGGCGGCAAAACGTCTGCGGATTCTAGAAATGGGGCGCGGCCAGCTGCGAACTGACCGTGCCCTGGTGCCACAGCCGAATGACTTGGGAGTCGATAACCATGGCAATCACAATGCTAGCCCGCCCGCGCGGCGCAGTCCAGCGCCAGACGGGCACGACCGAAACCCTTTACCTGTACGAAGCTATCGGCGCTGACTGGTTCGGCGACGGCATCACGGCGGCGAATATCGTGCCGTGGCTGGGAAACCTGCAGGGCGTCGCGGCGCTGGACGTAAGAATTAACAGCGCTGGCGGTGATGTGTTCGACGGGCTGGCGATTTTTAACGCGCTGCGCCGATTGTCCGAACAAGGGGTTACGGTTACGACGTACATCGACGGTATGGCCTGGTCGATTGCGTCTGTGATTGCCATGGCGGGCGATGTAGTTCATATCGCATCGAACGCGCAGTACATGATTCATAATCCTGCCGCGATTGCGTATGCAGACGCCGACGAACTGCGCAAACTGGCCGACACGCTAGACGCTACGAAAGATTCGCTCATAGACGCATACCAGCTGCACACAGCAGCGGGGAAACAGAAGCTATCCGACTGGATGGACGCCGAAACCTGGTTTACGGCTACACAAACAGTTGACGCGGGTTTCGCCGATACGGTCGACGAAGCGCTGCCGATAGCGGCCTGCTATCCGCGAAACATGCGGTTTCGAAACATGCCGAAGTGGGTGAAACCTGCAGCTGCGGCGCGCCCGCACTATGAACGGCGCATCGCAGCAGTGAGAGAACGTCAGAGGAATTTTATTGAAAGGCGAAGGGCGGTGACGAAATGAGAAGTTTAGCCGACCAGGAAATTCGTGCGGGCGAATTGATGGTTCAAATAACGAATCTGCAATCGCGCAGCGATGCAGAAGACAGAGACTTGACGAACGAAGAAGGCGCAGAGCTAGACGCGCGTATCGCTGAATACGATACCGTCGTTTCGGACATCGACCGCAGGCGCAGAATCGAAAACGCGCAGCGATACCTGGCTGCGCCTGCGCCGCAATCGAACCAGCCAGCGCCACGGCAGCAGTCGCAGCAGCCAGCGCCACGGCAGAGGCCGAACGGCGGCGCGCCTGTGCATCGGGTGACGGTCGAAAACCGCGCCGCAGGCACGCACGGGTTTAACAGCCTGGGCGAATTCGCGCTGGCTGTGCGTAACGCATCGCTGGCGGGCAGGCCGACCGACCCGCGCCTGGTGAATGCGTCGCCACTCGATAACGTCATGACCGAAGGTGTGGGGCCAGACGGCGGTTATGCTGTGCCGCCCGATTTTCGGGCGACGATTATTCAGCTGGTGAATGCCGAAGACTCGTTACTATCGCGCACTGATTTGATTGAAACCAGTTCGAACGCGGTAACGCTGCCCGTCGATGCGACGACGCCCTGGCAGCAGTCGGGCGGCATTCAGGCCTATTGGGAGGGCGAAGCGCAGCAGAAAATCGGCAGCAAAACGCCCTTAGACCAGGTGACGGTGAAGCTAAATAAGATTTACGTCTTGATCGCGCTGTCGGATGAACTGATGGAAGATGCGCCCGCGCTGACGACGCTGCTGCAGCGAAAAGCGCCAGAAAAAATCGACTATGAGGTCAGCTACGCGATTCTGAACGGCACGGGCACGGGCCAGCCACAGGGCATTTATAATTCGCCTGCGGCGATTGTTGTGCCGCGTGATGCGGCGCAGCCAGTGAAAACCGTTACCGCGTCGAACGTGCTGGCGATGTGGGCACGGGCGCTAACCCAGTCGCGCAATCGCATGGTCTGGGTGACGAATCAGGATATTGAATCCAGCTTCGCCACGATGTTTATACCGATTCTGAACGCATCGGGCCAGGTGGTGAACGGGCAGGTAACATACCTGCCGCCTGGCGGTCTGAGTGGTAATCCTTATTCGACGTTGATGGGCAGGCCGATAGTAGTGACTGAGGCCGCGCCCGATGCAGGCCAGCAGGGCGACCTGGCGCTGATTGATTTCAAATCTTACCTGACGGCCGAAAAGGTCGGCGGGGGCGTTAAGCAAGACCTGAGCATTCACTTACTGTTCGATTACGATGTTTCCTGCCTGCGTTTCGTTTTGCGCATCGGGGGAATTCCTTACTTTAAAGCGCCCGTACCGAACCGCGCGGGCACGACGACCCGAAGCCCGTTCGTGCTGCTGGGCGCAGATGGCGCGCCGCTCTCAGAGGAACATGCACGGCTGCCGCATCATGCAGCGCCGCATGATGCCGTGAAACATCCCATGGTAGAGGCGGCACAGAAGTCGAACGAACAGGCCGAACGTGCATTGGCAGCTAAGAGGGCGACCGCAAAGGAGTAGCCGGGCGCGCCAATGGACGAACGGCGGCGCGCGGGCCAGGGCTAGGGTTGAATCCTGCCCCGTACTGGTAAGGCCTGGGTTTTGGTTCGCGCGTCGCCAGTTTCAAAGTTTATGAACACGTCAATTCTGAAACCGCCCGCGACGCTGCCGTTGGATTGGCAGGCTGTCAAATCGCAGCTGCGCCTGGATGAATTGCAGCTGGGCGAACAGCTGGATAACACGCAGGCCTACGTCATGAACACGCTGGTCGCGTCGGCGGCGCAGACGGCTACCAATAGCCTGCGCCTGGCGCTGATCGAAACGCAGTATGAAACGCGCTGTATGCCGCGTGAACTGGCCTATCGGTCGGGCCTGCTGACGCTGCTGCTGCCCTGGGGTAACGCGCTGTCGGTCGATAGCGTGACGTATGGCGGCACGGCGCTAGTCGACGGCACTGATTACCAGGTGCCTAGCGATTCGACGGGGAAACCGCTATACCCTGCGGGCGTGCAGTTCGATGCGGGCCTGTTTGGGCACTGCTGCGGGGGTTTCTGGGGCTATTGGAACGGCTGGCCTGGCGGCGCTGGCTGCTGTGGCTGCGCGCCCGATTTTGACGACGTGGCTGCCGAAACGCTGGTTGTGACGTATTCGTCGGGATTCGGCCTGACGCCCGACGATGTGCCCGCGAATATCCGCAGTTGGATGCTGGCGCGCGTCGGCAGTCTATACGCGAATGCCGAAGAAATAACCGAAACGCGCAGCGTCGAAACGCTGCCGTTCATCGACGGCCTGCTGGCCGACCGTAATTACACGTTTTCATGATGACGGTATCTATAGCGCGCCTGGTTCTCATGTCGGGTTCGAAATATGCGCGCGAAACCTGCGAAGACGCCGACGAATTGATGCAGCTGGCGCTGAAAGTGAAACAGCGCCGCGCGCTGGCTGACACGCTGGTCGACCCGCCTGGCGACTGGCAGCCTGTTGACCATATGGGCCTGCCCGAACTGCAGCAGGAATTAGCGCTGGTCGACGCGCTGGTCAGGGCGGGGGGTTAGCGTGCTGCCTGCCGCCAAATTTAACAGCTGGATCGTTTGGGAAAGGCCGACGCCGGTGGCGGGCGAAGGCGCAGACGTGGCGGCACTCGATTGGCAGCGCGTCGCTGGCTGCTGGGCGCAGATGCAAAACGCGGGTGGGCTAGAAGTGCAGATGGCCGACCAGATGGAATCGCGGCGCTGGTGGAATATCACGATACGTAAATCTGCCGTGTGGAATGGCGCGACGGGCGATGTGGCGATTGATGCGACCTGCAGAGGCCTGTACAAAAACGCGCGCGTTCTGAACGTCACGGCGATAGCCGATGACGACGAATCGAATGAGGCGCTACACGTCACGGCCTGGGAGGGGTTAGGTATTCAGTGAACACTGAAGTCGATTTGTCGGAATTCTGGGGGCAGCTGGCACAGCTGCCGACGCTGGTTAGTCATCAGCTCAGTTTGATCGTCGATGAATCGGCGCATGAAGCGCAGGGCGTCGCGCCTGTGCGGTCGGGCGATTTGCGGCAGTCGATTTTCGCGCGCCAGGCGGCAGGCGGGCAGAGTTTCGAACTAGGCGCTGCGGTTCGTTATGCGCCTTATGTGTTTTTTGGGACGCGGCGCATGAAAGGCCGCCCGTTTCTGCAGATTGCGCTGGCGCGAAACCTGCGCCAGTTGGGGCAGCGAATCGAACAGCAGCAGCAGGGGGCGCAGCAGCCAGCATGATAGATTTTTTTGCCCTGCAGTCGGCGCTGTATCAGCAGCTGAAATCAAATCTGGAGTTGAACAGCCTGGTCGGGGGCGTTTACGATTACGTGCCCGACGCGACGCCCTACCCTTACGTGTTGTTTGGCGGGCTGACGGCGCGGCGCGACTCCGCGGTTGATTTGTCGCGCAGGCTGCTGGTCGAACAGACGATTCGCGGTTATTCGAATGACGCCGACTCTGCGAAGGGCTGGCAGCAGGTTCGCGATATCGCGACGCTAGTGTTCGCGCTGTTCGATTACTGGGTATTTGTGGTGAACGGGCAGCGCCTGCAGGCGCTGGTTTCGTCGGTAAATATTTTGCCTGACGCGGGCACAGTGCGCGCGTGTTCGGTAGTGGTTCAAATCTATTTCACTTAAAGGGGTGTGAGCAATGGCGACGACGTTGGCAGCCGATATGGATGCTGTTGAAACGACTCTGACAGTAAACGCGGGGCACGACGCGATAGCGACGGGCGACACGCTGACAATTGATACGGAAAAAATGACCGTTACGTCGGTTTCGGGTGTGAACGTCGGAGTCACACGCGCCCAAAACGGCACGACGGCGGCAGCGCATACGACAGGCGCGCCGATCACAATCACGCCTGCGGCGAAATCCATCTGCAGCCAGATTGCGGTCGACCCGTCGGTCACGCCTGCGGGTTTCCTGCCCGTGCCGACGCATGTGTTCTTAGGGACGTGTGCCGACGCCAGCAGCGAACCCACATGGTCGGAAATCGCGAACGTCGAAAGCATCACGATACCCTCGCCAGCCGTCAGCATGTTAGACGTGAATAACCTCGCGAATAATTCGGGCGTTGTGCTGCAGATACCAGGCCTGGCGACGCCTGGCGATATTCAAATGGTCATAAATTACTGGCCTGACGAACCCAGCCACGACGAAATCGCTGGCATTATCAAGCTGTCGAAAACGCGCGAAACGCGGCCTTTTAAAATCGAATCGCAGTACAGCGCCGACCATGTGCTGCGCGTCACGTTCGCGGGTTTCGTAACGGCGCTGCCGATGCCGTTTACCGCTACTGCGCCGATGAAATTGACCTGCACGCTGCGCCAGTATGGCGACGCCACGGTCGAACGGGTCAATTTGTCGGACGGCAGCATTATCACGCAGTCAGCGCCGCGCGCAGGCCGCAGCTGGCAGTCAGTATTGAACGGCGCGCAGGCGGCCTAACGCCATGGCAGACAAAGCGAAAAAACGGGTTTCGCGCGTCGAAATCGTGCTGAACGATGAGAAACCGCGCTGGCTGTACTACACGCTAAACGACGTATACGAAATGCAGCAGGCCAGCGCGTCGGCAGGCGCTGCTGACCCGCGCGTGTTCGTGCATCACATCTGGTTAGGCCTGCGCCACGACGAACCCGAACTGACAGAGGCGCAGGTTATGGCGCTGGTCGACGCGGTAAATCTCGATTACTATGTCGCCTGCCTGGCCGAAGCTACGAACCCTACGGCGGCAGCGCAGCAGCAGTATCTGAACGGCGCGGCGCTGCCGTCAATTGGGAACAGTTACGCGCCTTCGCCCGCATCCGACTTGGAATTAGCGAAGGCGAATTCTGGGAGTTAACCGCCCGCGAACTACACGAACTAATCGAGCAATGGCGCGCGCAAAATCAGCACTGGGAAACGGTAATAGGTCAGCTGACCTGGCTGTTTTACTGCGCGAATCGCGGCGCGTCGGCGCAGACGCTGCAGCTGGACGATTTCATATTGACGAAACCGCAGCCGAAGGCGCGGCCAGGCGCGGGGGCGCTGGTATCGCCTGGTTTACTGGAACAGCATTTTCTATCGCGTCGGGGGTAATGTGGCGGATATTTTAGACCGTACCGTTACCATTACCCTGCGCGCGGTTTCCGACGCCTACAATAACTCCATTCAGGCGGCAGCGAAGACGACCGATGCGGCTATCGACTCGATTACCAAACAGGTCGCGTCGGCGGGCCAGGGGTTCAATTCTTTAACCACGCAGGTAACGCAGGCGGGCACGGCTGCGGGCGCGGTATCGCAGTCGACGCAGCAGCTGACGGGCGCGTTAGAGGCGAACACGAAAGGCCTAACGGAGAACGCAGCAGCAGCTGCCAGCGCGGCATCGAATAACACGAAAATCGCGCAGGCGGCCAGCGCCACGGCTACGGCAGAGGCGGCAGCCAGTGTATCGACCGATAAAGCCACGAATGCGGTAAAGGCGCAGGGCGATGCTGCTGCCGCGTCGTCTAAGCACATTGTCGACGTGGGCACGGCGGTCGAACAGGCGGGCACGAAGGCATCGGCGGCAGGCGACAAAATTAAGGAGTCGGGCGAAAAATCGGGTTTCGCTGCGGGCCTGCTGGACGGCCTGAAAGACAAAGCCAAAGACTTGATACCAGGCCTGGGCGGGGTGCTGTCGATAGCTACGGGCGTTGCTGGCGGCCTGGGCACGCTGCAGATAGCCGAAAAGGTCGGCGGGTATCTGGCCGACCTGGCAGGTAAGGCGCTCGAGTCCAGCGGGCAAATCGAAAAAATAAACGAAACGGTCGGTAAGGTGAAAAGCGGGTTCGAAGACTTAGTAACCCTTGACGTGCAGCTGGCCGCCGATGCGTTTAACGCGACGCTGGGGCCAGCGATAGAGGCGGTTATCGGCTGGATTACCGAAGGCCTGAAATGGTTGCGCGCGCTGGCCGACTGGTTCGCCAGTTCGGGCACGGCCTCTAGTGCGTTTCAGGCCGTGCTGTCGACGCTGGCGCGGCTGTTTAAACCCGTTATCGACGCAGTGAAGGATTTATGGGCGAAGGTGCAGGAAAATTTCGCGGCTATCGCGCAGTTTCTGCAGCAGCATCAGGAAATCTGGCGCGCTGTGCTGCTGGTTGTGGCGCTGGTCGTCACGAATTTCGTGCAGGGGCTGAAAAATTCATTCACGCTGCTCGGCTATGTGATTCAAGGCCTGGTCTGGCTGGTCGAACAGCAGTTTAAATTAATCGGCGACGGCATCAGTTTTGCGGTCAATACGATTACGACCGTTTTCGACAAATTGAAACAGGCGGCGCAGTTCGTCGCTGACACGTTTAAATCTGTTTTCGACGCGCTGCCTGGGCCTGTGCAAGATGCGTTTAAGGCCGTGGCGCAGGCTATCGAAGACTGGGTAAAGCCTATTTTCGATTTCATCGGCAGCCTGATAGACAAAATACCGGGCCTGCGTGATTACAAGTCTACTTTCGATTCGATTAGCGCCAGCGTCACGTCGTTTGGCAAAACGTTGTTGGAGGGCGTCGGCGCGCAGAAACAGGCGAACGATGCCAGCGATACAGCGAAGGCAAAGGCGGCAGAGTTAGCGAAGGCGCAGCAGGCGCTGGGCGTCATGACTGCCGACCAGGCGGTCGCTGCGGTAAAGGCGGCCTCTGACACAGCGGCAGCCTTTACCAAACTGGTCGATTCGCACACGCAGAATATTGCGCAATTGACGCAGGCGGCGAAGGCGGCCTATCAGTCGCTGGCCGACACACGGCAGAAAATCGACGCATCGGGCACGGCTGAACAGAAGGCGCAGTTAGACGCGCAGATAAAAAATATTCAGGCCTGGGCGGCAGCGAATCATGTGGCGCTGACTGATGTGCAGGCGGTCGTCGCGGCGACGGCCAGCGCGTTCGGCAGCCTGACCGATTACCTTAATAAAATCGGGTTCGTTTCGAAGGCCTCTGTTATTCAGGCAGCCGTCGATAGCGGGCACGCCTGGGACGATTTTTTTGACCGCAGCCAGCACAGCGCCGAAGAAACAGCACAGTTCATTCAGAAACAGTACACAGCGCTAGATGCGCAGATTAAAGCCGCGCGCGACGCGGGCTATACACATGAAGTCGACTTACTCGAAAAGGAACAAGCGAAGGTTCGCGCCACGGCAGACGCGAACGGCATCAGTATCAAACAGGTAACCGACGCGGTAAACGCGCTGAATGACGCGATTGTGAAACTGGTGCCCGCTACCGATGCCGCCGACAAAGCGATAGAGGGCTGGACAGACGACGCCCTGCGCAGCGTGCGGGCGCAAACCGATGGAATGGATTTAATTAAGGCGACGACCGACAAAATGGTCGCGTCGCAGCTGGACGCCATCACGAACGGTTACGAACAGCAGATTAAAATCGCGGGCCAGTCAGAGGAAGAAAAGGTAAGGATTACTCAGCAGTACTACGAACTGCTGAAAGCGCAGGTTGAACAGTATGGCGCGGTCTATACCGCTGACCAGCGCGACCAGGTGCAGGCCGCGCTGCAGAACATGCTGCAGCTGACGAAGGCGAACGATGCCACGTTAGAAACCATGAAGGCGCAAACGAAGGCCGCCACAGACGACCAGGCCGAATCGTGGACAAACCTGGCAAAGAATATGGGCCAGGCGATGAAAAAAGCGGCCTCTAGTATGGCCGACGCGCTGGTGAACGGGAACCAGTCATTCGGCGAAGTCATGAAATCAATGCTGAAGGATTTAGAAAAGGCCTTCGTTCAGACGTTCTTAAAGACTGGTCTGGACGCGGTAACGAAATTTGTGACCGAAGGCCTAAAGGGTTCGGGCGGCCTGCTATCTAGTTTGGGTTCGCTGGGCGATACGGTCGAAAGTGTCGGAAAAAAAGTCGCCAGCTTGTTCGGCAGCGCGGGCAGCGCCGCGTCGGGTGTGGCGTCGGCAGCGGGCAATGTCGGCAGTGTAGCGGGCACGGCTGGCAGTGCGGTCGGCGCTGCGGGCGGTATCGCGAATGCGGCCAGCGGGGCCAGTAGTGGCGCGGCCAGCGCCGCGTCGGGCATATTGGGCAGCATTGGCAGCGTGGTTTCGATTGCATCGCAGGCCGTCAGCGCGATTGCATCGGTCATTCAGATTTTCGAGGAACGCGGCCAGACGAAAGTTTTAGAGAATATCCAGCAGTATCTGGGCCAGATATACGGTCAGCTGTTATCGGTCGTCGCGCCTGCGCTGCAGAAAACCATCTGGGACATAGCGAACTATGAGCTACACGCTATGGACGGTTGGCGCTGGGACTTACACGGCTGGCTGCAGGGCTGGGCCGACCGACTCTACGGCACGTCGGGCCTGCAGGGCTGGTTCGCGCAGCTGTGGCAGCTGCTGGGCGGGCTGCAGCAGGCCGTCGTTGCTGCGATTCAAGGCCTGGGCGCGGCGCTGTCGTCGCTGCAGAATCTGAATATCGCTGCTGCCGCCTTCGCGCCCGTCGTGGCTGCGATCGCGGCAGCGCAGACGGCAATCGTAAACGCCATTGCGGCCAGCGCAGACGCCACATCGAAGGCCTTCGGGTCGGCTGGGTTCGACCCAATTGTACAGGCGGTTAATGCTGCCTCTGCCGCTATCGTGCAGGCGCTGGGCGCTGCGGCGCAGACGCTGCAGCAGGCGATAGCGGGTATCGGTTCGCTGCCTGCTGCTGTGGCGTCGCCAGGCGAAGGCGTCGACCTGTCACCTCTGACGGCGATGCTGGCGCAGATACGCGACGCCTTAAGCCAGGGCAGCCTGCGGCCTAATGTGACGTTGACCGTGGAAGTAGGCAATAACACAGAGGAAATATCTCGCGAAATCGTGCGCGAACTGCAGCTGGCGGGGGTTATGCGGTGAAATTCGATATTAGTGTCAATGGCACGCGGCTGGACAATTGGGGCAGTTGCGCCATTACGCTAGACGCGGCCTTTAGTGCTAGCGCCGAATTCGTGATTCACTCACCAGGCGCCGGGCCGTGGCTGACGAATCTGTCGAAAGTGCTGGTGACGGGGCGCGACTGCAGGCCTGAGTCGGCGGCCTGGGGGTTTGAAAACGCCAGCGATAGCGCGGCCTGGTCGGTATCGAATGCAAACGTCGTGTCGGCGGGCATCGACTATACAGAGGCGGCCTACGGTTCGGGCAGCTGGGCCTTAGACTGGTCAGCGCCTGCGCAACTGGTCGAACTGACGCAGCAGTACAGCGTACCGTTCGGCATGAATGGCCGCAGTTTCTGGGGCTGGTTTCGGGTCGACTATCTGACCGCCTTTACGCCACAGGTCAGCGTGCAGGCCTTCGCTACTGATGGCGTGTCTGAATGGTCGTCGGCGCAGACGATTCTATCGTTGCTGCCGACCGTAGGCTGGCAGGCGGTCGGCCTAAAAGTCGCGCCGACGAACACAGTGCCGCAGCTGCCCGACGCGATTACGCGCTGGGGATTTCGGCTGCAGTTTCACGACGCGATACCGCCCGCACAGGCAGGCCTGAAAATCATTCGGCTGCACGTCGATTCGATTGAATTGTGCGGGCGCAGTTATGGCGAGTCGTACCAGATGCCGCCCTTCGCGGCCAGCGCGCCGAACGGCTGCCTACAGCCTGCGCTGGTATTTCCGTGCAGCAAATGGGGCGCGTTCGTCTGGGGCGATGAACTGCACGCGAAACCAGGCGATGCGGGCTGGTGCCCGCAGGGCGCGGTTTGGGATAGTCAGCAGAAATGGGGCGATGCGCGCTACCCAGCGCCGACCGATGTGCAGTGGGGTTAACACGCTATGTCATGGCCTTCATACGTACAGCCTGGGCAGGATATCGTAGCGCAGCAGTATAACGCGCTGGTCGACGCGCTGGCACTGTGGGGCGGCCAGGTCGACGCGGGCGGTTACTCGATTAAAAATCTGGCGGGCGTGACGCTGGCGGCAAATGCCACGTTAGATATCAGCGCGGGCGGTTTCAAGGTAACAGGCGACTGGTCGACGACGGGTAAGCTGTCGGTCAATTATTCGGGCGCTGACGGCATTGGCCTATCTGTGGCGACGCCAGGCGGGCCTGTGCTGAACGTGGTGACGGGTGCGGGTGTGACGAATCCGCAGCTGCGCAGCAGTACCGGGTCGGTCGTCGTCGCCTGCGCCGATGGTTCGCGCACGATTCGGCTGAATGCCACGGCAGGCCAGCAGGAAGCTATCACGACGACGACGGGCCGCCTGACGGTCGGCGCGGGCATCGACTGCACTGCCGATATTACGGCGGTTTCGATTGTCACGTCGGGCAAAATCACGGCAGGCAGCCTGCAAATCACGGGCACGGTTTCGGCGGGCGCGCTGACGGTCAGCAGCCTGACGGCTACGGGCGATGTATCGGTCGGGGGTTCGCTGCAGACGGGGCGCGCTGATGGTTATTTGTATGTTGCGCCTTCGCTGCGGGCGTCGCAGACTATTATGGGCAGCGCGGGCATCTATGCTGCCGCATCGGCTGACTGGACAAAGTATGTCGGGCTGTATTGGGGTGGCGATGCGAACGGGCATTTAGTCTGCACATCGGGTATTACCGTCGTCGATGCGAATCTAACGGTTTCGGGCTGGCTGCGCACGACGGGCGCGTCGGGTTTCTATGTCTATAGCCCTGACCTGTCGCGCTATATGCAAATCATTTGCGCGAATAGCGGTAATCCGACTATCGGGTCGACGACGGGCACGCTGTCGATTAGTAACGCTATGGCCGTGGCTGGCAATTTTTCGGCAGGGCCGCAGCTGTCGGTTGTTTGTCCTACGGCTGCGGGTAACGGCCTGGTGTGCTACTCGAATGACCAGTCGCGCTATCTGCAAATGTACTGCGTGAATGGCGGCACGCCGACTATCGTGTCGAGTACGGGTGCCCTGGCGATTAATGGAAGCAATTTACAGGTGCTGGGCGCGGCCATTTATTGTTATTCGCCCGACCAGACGCGCTATCTGAGTATTGTTACGCCGAATAACTCTTACCCTACATTTGGTACGAATGTCACGGGCTGTTCGTTTTCGTTTTCTCTGCCTGCGGGGGCCAGTAACTACGTTAATTTTTCTCATCCTTCGGCGCAGTTTAATCTGGGCGTCGCGAACAATGTAGTCGCTGGCAGTAGCACTTACTGCCCCTATGTTTATTCGAGTACTGGCGCGTTTTATTTTTCGGGCACGGCGGTCGGCATCATCGCGGCAGGTGGATTAGCCTGTTACTCGCCTGACTGCACGCGCTACGGGCAATTTGCGACGGCGAACAGTGGAAACCCGACGCTGAACAGCAGCACGAACGTGCTAGCGATTGCCTGTGGAGTGACTATCGCAGCGGGCGGGCTGACGATCACGGCGGGCGGCCTGACCTGTAGCGCGGGGAATATCGACGCCTGGGCTGGGAATATTCGCGTGCTGCAGGGAAATCCGTTCTGTTGGTATAACAGCGGAAATACCATCTATGGCGTGCTGGGCTGGGACGGCAGTTATCCTGCGCTGAATGTTTCGTCGGGCTGGTTTTCGGTCCTATGTCCGATGCTGTGCCGCAGCACGATTCAATCGAATGTCGCGTCGGCGTCTGGAACCGCGCCAATTGGTTTTCAACTGATTGCGCCAAACATGGCGAACACGACCATTAACATAGGCATAAATAGCACGGTTAATGGGTCGAATCAGCCTTATATTCAGTCAAACACTGCGACGCTAAACATTTGGGATAACTTAGTCTACGTGACGGGCGCGGTTTCGGCGACTGCGCATCAGACGCACGCCAGCGGACAGGCGCTATCCGACCTGGTGCGGGCCTTTCAACGTACCGAAGACGAACCTAACGAATTCGGTGAACTGACCGAACACGTTGTGCCGAACAATAGCTGGAATTTCGTATTACACGACGACGGGGTGCATTTACTCGCGAAACGTGAAAACGGCGAAATCTGGGACATGCTGTTCCCCTGGTCGGCGGCACGAAAGGTAGGCGCGTAATGGCCTGGCCTGCTACAGTCGCGTCGAACCAAAACGCTACGGCAGCGCAGTATAACGCGCTGGTGAGTGCCCTGCAGCTGTGGGGCGGCCAGGTCGACGCAGGCAATAACACGATAAAAAATCTGGGCGGGTTCGTGCTGTCGGCGAATGCCGTGCTGGATGCGTCGGCGGGCGGCCTGGCGCTAAATGGCGATTTAAAAATTAACGCGGGCGCAGATGGTAACGCGCTGACGCTGGCGTCGGCGGGCGGGCATTCGCTGACGTTCTTTACAGGCGGCAGCACGCCGAACGCGCAGTTATTTACGGATACGGGCCAGCTGACGCTGCGCAGCGCCGATAGCACGCGCAGCATTCGGTTCGCTGTCACGGCGGGCGCTGAAGAGTACCTAACGACGGGTTCGGGCCGTCTGCGTTTCGCTGTGCCCGTCGACGTCGATACCGACGTCGTGGCGGGCGGTCGTGTGACGGCGGCCAGCCTGACGGTTACGAATGCCGCGAATATCACGCTAGGCAGTAACTGGCAGAGTTACACGCCCGTCGTCAGCGCGTCGGGCAGTATGGCGGTTAGCGGGGTAGCCATTCAGTCGGCGCAGTGGCTGCGTCTGGGCGCGCTGCTGTTTGTCAGCGTGCAGGTGTCGTTTACGCTGGCGGGCACGGCTGACGTGAATGTTTACCTGACGACGCCCGTGGCGATGCTGTCGGCTGCTGCAGCTGCCGTTAGTGCGATGTTTCTGACGCTGGCGTCGGGGGCGTCGGGCGTCGGGTTCGGGCGGTTTGATGCGACGAACGGAATGCTGCTGAAGAGTCCCAGCGGCGCGACCTGGCCGTTAGGCAATTACAACGTAATCGTGTCGGGTTTTTATCGCTGTGCTTAAGGAGTTTTTTTTATGGACGAACCAACAATGCAAAACAAAGTAAACGGCGCGCTGGCTGTGCAGGCTGACGACGACCGCCTGGCGCTGACGCCGATGCAGCAGAAATTCTTACGCGAACGGGTGCAGGTCATGCAGTCTGTGAACGCGCAGATTAAGGGCGCTATCGACCTGATACTGGCCGAACGCGGCCTGCCGTTAGACGCGCCCTATGGCTTGAGTGACGACCAGACGCGGCTAGTGCCGCAGCAGCCACAGCAGGCGCTGCCCGTCATGTAATCCGATGCTGTTCGAAGTTGACCGCACTTATAGTTACGGCAGCTGCCAGCTGGCGCAGTTCGCGCCGACCGATTTTTTGGGCGCGTATTTCACCATGCAGGTAAGCTGGCCTCTGCAGCCGGGCGGTGACTGGTATTTCGGGGCGAATCTTGAAGACTCATCAGGCCGCGCCTGGCAGTCGCCACGGGTCCACGCGCCGAACCCGTCAGCGCCTGCCGACCCGAACACATCGCGCGTGCCGTGGCGCATCGGGCCGATAGCGCTGCCTGCCGCCTGGCAGAATGCGTTCGACCCGTCAGCAGTCACGCAGATTTGGTTCGAATGCTGGGTTTCGGCGATTACTCCGAACCAGCAGTTTCTGATTTCGGTCGATACCGTCAATTTGGGGCCGCCTGCCAGCACTGCCGCCTGGTCGCTAGTGCCGAACGTGCTGCCGCCTGCGGCGCAGCAAACGATATTTGGCGGTTACATCGTGTCGGTAGCTATGGCCGATGCGGGCGCGCTAGATGGTTCGGTTGATGTGACCTATAGCTGCCGTGGCTATCGGCTGTTCACTGACGCGCGCCAGTGGAATAAAGACTATACGCAGCTGGCAATGACCGACGCGCAAATCATCCAAGATATTTTGACGGGTACGGGCCTGGTGCCTTCGATTTTCAGTTATGGCGCGATAGTGTCGACGGGCATCGTGGCGCTGAATTTCGCGTATCAAACTGTGACGCAGTGCCTGAATGCAATTGCGAATGCGACAGGCCTGGTCTGGAGTATCGACGCGAATGGCGTGTTTTCGTATGTGCAGCCTGACGCGCAGCCTGTGTTTATCGCGCTGACCGACCAGCCGGGCGGCATTCCGTTCAAGGTCGATAACTATGCAGAGGATTTCTACGCGCCCGCAAATGACATTACATTCGTCGGCGACGGGGTAACGGCACACGTTTACGACCAGTCGAGTATCGACAAATATGGCCGCCTGCAGTGGGTCGATTACGACATGCGGGTGACGCAGGCCAGTACCGCGCTGCTGGCGGCGCAGACCGACCTGGCGGAGTCGTCGGTACCGAAGGAGCGGGCGCAGCTGCGCTGCTGGCAGGTCGGGGCGCTGCCTGGCAATATTGTCAGCGCTACGGCAGCGCGCTACGGCTGGTCAAACAAGGCATTCGAAGTGCAGCGCGTGCAGCTGCAGGCGCTGGGCGACGCGGGCGCGACGACGCAGGTAGTTTTATCGGTCGGCGACTATAACCCGACGCTGGCCGATGCGGTGGCTGAAATTGCGAAATCAGTAAATGCCACGGCTGCAGGGGGTGTATGACGACAACAGAAATAGCGGCTAGTGAAATCGTGCTGGCCTTCAAACCGCGCGAACTGGCGGGCCTGGTCGCAGCCATTGAAACCGCGCGTATCACAGCGCCAGCAGAGGCGAATGGTTACGACTGGTCGCTGCTAGAGGCCTACTTATCGCAGGCGCTGGCCGACTGGCGCAGGGCGTCGCTGGATAAATGCCACGGTTAGGCGTGCCCATGAATATCGCTTTGTTTCGGGCGTCGTTTATGCAGCCGGGCGCAGGGTTGAACCCGCTATCGCTGCTGTTTCGGTCGACGGTTGAAATCGAACTGCGCCGCGTCGAGGAGGGCGGGCACAGTTTCGCTGCATTCTGGGTCGCGCCGAAGTGCCTGGGCGCGACCCAGCTGCTGACGAAACAGACGTTGATACCGTTAGCGCGCCGCGTCGGCCTGCTGTTTGAACGGCAGCTGACCGACTGGCAGGCCTTCGATTACGCGGGAAACCAGCAGCCGTTAGTCGATGCGGAAATTAAAAAACAGCTGGCCGAATACGGGCGCAGGCATCCGAAGGCGCAGAAATTGTTAGCAGGCTGAACGATGAATAAACCCGACCCGCTACTAGATGCAGCTCTGACCTATGCGAAGGCGGGCCTACGTGTGTTTCCGTTAGGTAAGGCAGCGAAGGAACCAGCGATATCGCGCAAACAGGGCGGGCGCGGGCATCTGGACGCGACGACCGACGAATTCGTCATTCGACGCTGGTGGTTAGATTATTCGCGCGCGAATATCGGCTATTCGCCCGACGACGGCCTGCTGATTATTGACGTCGATGTGCGCAATGGGAAACAGGGCGCTGAACAGCTGGCAGCGCTAGAGGCGAAACACGGGGCGCTGCCGCCGACGCGCTGGGTGCTGTCGGGCAGTGGCGGCCAGCAGTGCTATTTTCGTGTGCCGCCTGGTTTCAAATATGCGGCACGGCTGGCCGAACATATCGACCTGAAAGGCAATCGCGGCTATGTGCTGCTGCCGCCTTCGATTCATCCTGAGACGAAACGCGCCTATGTGTGGGGCGGCGATGCAGGGTTTAAGGCCGATATCGCCGAACTGCCTGCCGCCTGGCTGGAAATCTGCCAGCGCCGCGAACCCGAACCAGCAGCTGCCGACGACGCGCCTGCCGACCAGCAGCGCGAATATGCGCCTGCGCAGCTGCCGCCGATTCTGGACGGCTGCGCCTGGCTGCGGCACTGCCAGGCCGACGCGAAAACGCTGTCGGAACCCGACTGGTATGCCATGTTATCGGTCGTTGCCTGCTGCGCCGACGGGCGCAAACACGCGCACGAATTGAGCAGGCCGCATTCGGGTTACTCTGCGCCTGAAACAGGGGCGAAATTTGAACACGCGAAAACGGCAGCCGGGCCTGTGACCTGCGCGCGCGTGTCGGCAGAGTTAGGCGGCCAGGCGCTGTACTGCGGCAGCTGCCAGCACTGGGGCAAAATCACGTCACCCGTGCAGCTGGGCCAGCAGCAGGCCGCCGAACCATGGCGCAAATCGCTGCAGCTGACGAAATCGACGCGCCCGTTTCCGAATCTCTATAACGCGACGATTGCCCTGGCCGAACATCCTGACCTGCAGGGCCGTCTGGGGTTCGACGAATTCAGAGAAAAAATTATCATCGGCGCTGGTATGCCGTTTGGCATCGAAGCGGGCGACTTAGACGAAGGCCGATTCTTAGGCCTGGCGCGCTGGCTGCAGCGTCATCTGACGCCGACACTGGCAGAGGGCACGGCACGGTCGGCGATTGAATACGTAGCGCGCCGCGCGCCGCAGCATCCATTACGCGATTGGCTGCTGGGCCTGGTCTGGGACGGTATACCGCGTGTGCGCGAAAACTTTTTTCAGCGCTATTTCGGCGCGCGTGCCGTGGCGCTGCATACGGCCTCTGACGACCAGGCGCTGTACTGGGACGATGCCGCGCTGGTATTCATGGTGTCGTTAGTGGCGCGGGTGCTGCGGCCTGCGGCGCAGGTCGATTACCTGCTGGTGCTAGAGGGCGTCAGAGGCGGGCACAAAGCGAAGGCGCTGGAAATTCTGGCGGGGCCGCGCTACTACACTAGCCAGCTGCCGCCCCGACTCGACTGGCAGGCCGCCACAGAGCAAATACGGGGTATGTGGCTGGTGCATCTGGCCGACCTGGGGCAGCTGCTGCAGGCTGAAAGTGCGCGCCAGTTCATCGCCAGGCGCGTCGACCAGTACAGGCCGTCATTCGGCAAATTGGGTAAGGTCAGCGTCGAAAGGCAGTGTGTGTTCGCAGCCACGACCAGCGAACAGCGCTATCTGTGGGATGACGCGGGCACGCGCTATATCCTGCCGATTCATACCAGCGAAATAGCGCTGCGCGAACTGCACGCCGACCGCCCGCAGCTGTTCGCCGAAGCTGTGGCGCTGTTTAAGTCGGGCTGCCCGTGGCGGCCTGCGCAGCATCTGGCTAGCATCTATCGGCGCGAACAGGCAGCGCGATTAATTACTGACCCGTGGGAATCGAAAGTATTGACCTACGCGCGGCACAATGCGGGTTTCACTGTGGCGCAGGCGCTGGACAAATTAGACGTGCCATTCCATCTGCAGACACGGCAGATGGAAATACGGATTGAACGCATGATGCTGCGGCACGGGTTTCGCGCGCAGGAAAGCGACGCGGGCGAAACCGAATGGTATAACCCGAACGCCGAACCAGGGCAGAGGCCAGTCGTGCAATGATGACGCGCCGCATTCTTGCGCTGTTATTGACCTGCTGTGCTGGTTCTCTGAGCGCGCTGGTGCTGCCGCATTGGCGGGCGCATCGTTACGCGCTGCTGATGTGCAAACACGGCGGCGCGATTACGCTGTGGGTCAGTGGCGATATGGCGCTGCTGACCGACGACGAACGCGAATTTCTGAACGCTACGGCGCTACGTATGGAAAGCATGAATTGAAAGGGGCACTGAATCACAATGGCGACGACTCCATTAGTAACGCAATCGAGTTTATTGATAGATGCCGTGTTTAAAAATCGCACGACCATGGCGATTCTGCACACGGCGGAATCTATCCAGTACGAAGACCCAGCGACGCCGAACCACGATAACCGCATCGGCCTGGCGGCCATGGCGTTTAAAGATCCAATCAGCACCATGTCGTCGATGTATACCTACATCATTATTCAGCCGTCGATTTACGTCGGCGCTGCCGATTCGTCGACAATTGCCGACCAGTCGATAATGGACGCGGTTAGTGCCGTCTGGGACCAACTAAGCAAGATTTTGTACGTGCCGCCTCCTGTGCCGCCGACGCAACTGCTGGGCGTGATGCCGCCCGCGCGGGCTGACCTGCCCGTGCCGCCTGCTGCGCCGCGCGCGCCTGAAAAGCTTGTTTAGAAAACAAGTTTCGGGCTGATAACCCGAATATTTTGTAGAAAGGTGGAAAGCTCTGGTTAGCTGCTGACTGTGTACGGGAAAATGGGCGGGGCCATTTTCCCCGTTAACAAAGTGCGGGGGTTTTGACTGATATGCCGCTAATGACTGATGTGCGCCAGCAGTGCGAAGCGCTGGAAGATGTGCGCGACCGCCTGAACGCGGCGCGGCGCGTGTTACTGCCGTTATTACTGACCTATAACGAACCAGGCGACGACGACGGCGAATCTAGCCTGATGCTCGATTTGACGATTACACTGCTGGGGCACGTAAACGCGGGCGCTGGGCGCGGTTTCCGATTGCGTCGAATGTTTGAAATAAGAAGCACGTTAGGCGCGTGGGTCACGGGTTTCTGGCAGTATCTTTGGCGGCGCTGGGGGGGGTAGCGTGAAACTGCATAGACTGACTTACCAGCCTGGGCAGCCAGCTAGTTTTAACCCTGTGGCTGCGCTGCCTGGGTGGTCTATATGAGCGAACGGCACGAAAAAAATGTCGTTTGCATGTTGACGCTGCGGTTTGCGCCTGGCGCGTCAGTGGGGGATATTGGCGCTATCCTGCCGCGCCTGGCGAAAGAATTGTTAGTAGAATTCGGGCCGCCTGAGACGTTAGTGGCTGACGCGCTGCCGCAGTCGGGCGTGTTTGCGCATCTGCCGCCGATGCCAGACTGGCGGGTCGTAACGGGCAATTGGACGCTATTCCTGACGGCACTGCCGCAGCGCAGGCCAGGCCGCCCGAACAGGAGCGGCATGATTCGGTTTCAAAAATGAGTGACGAATCCGACGCGATAGACGAGGGCGCGACCCAGATAACCGTGGCGCTAGAAGATATCGGCAGCGCCTTGAAACAGACGCTGATTTCGCCGAATTGTTTTGATTCGAATCTAGAGGCCGCTAACGTTGTCGACGGCCTCTATGCCATTGCGCGCGCTATTCAGGCGCTAGCGCTGGCGATAGACAATCTGGCGCTGAAGGAAGATGAGTAAATCGCAGCTGCGGGCCCTGACCCACGACGAACGGGCGCAGTATCTGACGCCTGCTGGGTTTTCCGGCGGCCTGGCGGTTGTTTCTGGTCTATCAGGAATGGAAGCAAAACGGTCGGCGGTCGAAGTGATAAAAATTGTGTTGGCGGTTATCGCCTATGCCATCTTTGTCGCCTGTCTGGTTACCGCCTGGTGCGGGCTGAAACGTGAGTAG